TCATAGAATAGGAGAGTAAATTTCCACCTCAGGGTAATAAGCTCTAAGGTAATTTATAAGACCTTCATAAGCATTAAGAAGAGATATTTTATGTGAAATCAAATCTTGTTCTATTATCAGTGCTTTATCGGATGGTAGCTCATCATAATTGAAATGACAAAGAAGATTATGATTCGCACCACCAAACACCTGAATGTTTCTATTATCGGAAATCGGCAAATGTCCAGATATGATAAAATCAATATTTTTATACGAATCAATAAAACTTTGGAAATGACCGTGGAGTAATTTATCATTTAAAGGATAGCTCGCTGGAAAATCCCTTAAAATACTATCAAACTGATCTCCAAAAATAAGAAGATTGATGTGAAAAGAATTAGGTAAAGTTTCAACTAATGAACGTACCCTCGCAAACGGTGTAAAGTGGAAGTAAGCGTTTAAAAAGTCCACATCTGACTGTCTTTTTTTATCTGAAAATAATGTATTATCGGTTGCACCCTGTATATAAGCCTCATGTTCACTTTTGATTTGATGCAATTTTTCTACTGTATAAGTGAATGGATCTCTATCAACAAGAATATGATCATTTGCACAAAGCAGGATAAGATTTTCATAAGAATTGTCATTTGCTAACAGGTCATCGCCCCTTGGTCCTTTTGGGCTTTTGGCTATTACATGAGCCATTTGTCCGATGTGAACCTGCTCTTTAAAAAGAGAAGTTCGGCAAATATTACATTGCCCAGCGGATAGTCCATACAATTTTTTTATTGCTGCTGTAGTAATTGCATCACTCATAAATCAAATCCTTAGATTGCTATTTTATTAACTCAAAACACATATTAAAGGAAAAATCTTTCAGCTTCCACCAACCATAATCAATAGCACTTGCAAAAGTTGTCCTAATGGAACTTGGATCACAATAATTCCAAAAGCATCAAGTACTGGTACTATGATCCAGTTATAGAGAATGATAAGGGTTAGTACAAAACCGAGGGCATTACGCCAGTGGAATGTTACCTTTTCAATCTCTTCTTTATTCGTTTCAATCTGCCCTTCTACATTCGTTTTCTTTACTTCCTGTTCAATAGTTTTCTTCTTAATGAAAAAATCCAATCCTGACTTCAGAAACTCAATCAATATACTAATCATTCAATAATCCCCACGGCATATACCCAAAAATGTTTACCCTTCACAAAGAGCTTTTTACTCTCAATTAGAAATACAGGCATCTTTTCACCCTGTAATTCCCATTCAAGTACTTCACCAACTTTGAAATCTTTCTTCTTCTCATAAATAACGTTCATATAGCTATCAATCTGATAATTACTTTTCTTAACGACCTTTTGAAATTTCTTATCAAGAAAACATTTGTTAATTGGCATACTATTACCATCTGGTGTCATGCCATTTAGCTTAATCTTGCTTATTAAATCACCATAATGTTGCTCAAAATTCATTGTCTACTTATCCTGAATGTTCCCTGAATACCGCTCATAATTACCCTTACACCATCATTGGCTTCCTTATAGAAGTCATAGATAAGGCGACGTTGTTTCTTCTCACGTAAGCCAATTACACGTTTGGTTTTCTTCTTGGTATCTTTCTTTGCGGTATCAATTAATCGTTCTTTACCATTCTTACCCTTCACTACCTTATATCGTTCACTTAAAAGATTCTTTTTCAGTCCTGAAATGTTGCCCTGCTTAGTTAATCTTGTAGATGAAGTAGGTATAAACTTATCAATTGCCTTTGGCTGTACCAGTACTTGATAAAGGTACTTAGCCTGAATATCTTTAACCATGATGGTCGATGTAACTGAATTTCTCCCAACCTTTCTATAGAAGAAAAGGATGGAACGTTGAGTAAAGCCCACTGCCCCACGGTCAACGCTATTATTCAAATCACCCTGCATTCTTTGGGATAGTAGCTTGGAACGTTTAATTATTTCATTCTGGAATTGATTATTTAATCTAACTCCCTGCGTTTGTATATAGTTCCTTATACTACCAATCCCATTTATTCCACTTGCCATATATTTACCTCAATTCAAGTACTCCAATAGTTCCTGTACTATTCCGAGTAGTCTTTTTTTATCCTTTGCATTTGGTGATCTAATCTTACTCATCATTGCCAGATTCAAACATTCCGGTTTAAGCATCTGATGAAGGATCAGTATTGCCTCTACAATCATTACCTCTCGCATAGTTGCGAAGCACCATAGAATCGTTTTTGAGTACTGTTCACCATTTTCAATTTTGTTTTTAACGACATTGGAACTACTGAGGTACTCACGCCAGCCATTTTCCTTTGAAGTGGGCTTTAGCTTTCTCGCATCCTTAACCCGCTGATAGATTTGCTTAGCACCGACATAATTAGAACCATCCTCAAACTGAAAGATATAAACGAAACCAGCATATTCACCGGATAACATTTCCTCCTCGCTCCAATCATCCGAGTATTTCCATTCACTCATCATAAATATTCCTATAAATTCATTATAGGTATTTAGTAAATGAGCGATTTAAAAACACGATTAAAAGAATATGAAGGTACTAAAGAGTATCAGGCAAATTTGAAGTACTTCAGAAATGGGAAATTCTATCCATATGCTGATAGTTTAGGATGTAGTACTATTGGATATGGTCACTTAATTCAGGCGGGAGAAGATTTTAGTACTGGCATTACTGAAAGCGAAGCAGACAAGTTACTATCTCGCGATTTAGCCAAAACAATTATGCAGGTACAGACATTAGGGTTAAATCTTCCCGATGACTGGAATGATTTTATTATTATCATGACCTTCCAGTTAGGTATTGGCGGGGTGAAGAAATTCCGTAAGATGTTAGCAGCCCTGAAAGCACATGATTACCTTGAAGCAATTAAACAGGCTAAGTGTTCTCTATGGTACAGGCAGACACCAAACCGTGTGAATTCCATGATTGCAGTACTTAAAAACAAATAAAGAAAAGGCATAGTACGAATGACATACTATGCCTTTTTTTATGGTCGTTGTTTCTGCTGAAGAATTGCAATAATCCTTTCAATCTTAACATCAAGTTCATGGATTTGTGTTTCCAGTTTACTTAGTGTATCTCTCATCTTATCCTGATCATCCTCAATACGGGAAATACTACTTTCCAGTACAGCAATGGTAGTTTCAAGAGTAGCAACGCGAGTTAATAGATCATTCGTATCCTTTGTATTATCTCTAAAGATAGTATAAAGGAATACGCATCCAGAAATAACAAGAGCTAAAATAGCACCGATATCCATACTGAAATCCCTTTGTTGTTATTGTTATTGTTATTGTTATTGTTATTGTTATTGTATTAATACCCTGTAAATGTCGCCAATGCTATCTGGATACCATTATTCCCCATTGCCTGGCGGTAGGTTTTCTGGTTCTTTGAAACGTACTGTAGACTGAATGAAGTACTGGAATTACGCCTGATAACCAGACCAGAGTACCCAATTACTGTACCATCATCTGATATGTTCCCCGGACATTGTGACCAGCAGAACCAGGGATCAGCTACTGGAGACGTTACCGTAATGGCAGTACTGAGATCGGTAGCCGCAGGTGCTGTCAAAAATCCCCTGATACGTGGCATTGTTGCCGCTGATGCAGCAGACCAGATTAAAGTACCTTCTTCACTGAACACATCAAGAAAACCAGATGTGGGGGTAGCCGTGTGACTACTTGTCATGAACCTGCCCATGCCAGGCTGGAACATATAGGCACCAGGGAAACACCATGCCCCGTCTTTCTGTATCTGGAACCAGTACTGTGTTGTGTTCCTGTTAGCTACTACTGATGGCATAACGAAACCGAGCGATCCACCATTACCGAAGGCACAGGTAAAGCCTGTGTAGTATCCCGTATCAGTTAGATTTCCCATGGCCTTTACTGCACCCGTCATTATCGACTTGTTAGTACTATCTATAGTCAGTGCACCCGCTGAATTATATACCTCGAAACCTGCCATCTTACGCCGTCCACTTATATACGTTAAAAGTGTAGTTACCAGCTAACGGTGCATATGTTGGCAAATAAACCGCAGTAAATGACCCATTATTACAAAAGGCTGACCACTCATTAAAGGTATCACTGGCGGGGGCATAGTGTACAAACCAGCCTGTAGTTTTCATATTTGGTACTGATACAGTATAGGTCTGTGCAGAAGTAGCCTTGACAGTATAAGTACCCATAAAACGTATGTTATAATCAGTCAGATCTACTACTAATACACCCGCTGCATTCCAACATTGTAATCCCTGTGCCATAGCTCTTACTCCTGTAAATCCTTTTCTTCATTCCAATTGTTTCTTTTCCGCTAATACTGAATGGGTTAGTACTGGTACTATTGAAAGTACGTTCATTAGATTTCATTTATGTATCCTTTTGAAATGAGGTTACAGTTAATAATCCCTGAATTATTTATTACCATAAACCCATACGTACACGTAACGTATTATTATTGTCATAGATTTGAATAATATTATTACTGATTACCATTCTACCAGTACCACCCGTTCCATTGATTAGGATCGTACCTGCTTTATTGATTTGCCAGCCTGTTTTATTTGCTACGTAATTAGTACTTTGAATAGTATTTGAGATTTTGGCTGTAGTTATACAACCATCAACCACGTTTAATGTATTCACTGAGCCGGAGGCCAGTTTTAGATTGGTAATTGCCGCATCAGCGATGTAACCAGTACCGATACTTGCCGCCTGTATCATTGCCGTCTTCAAGTATGTAGTACCGTTGACTATGGCAAATGGTGCAGTACCACCTACAGTAGCAGTGTCAGTACCGGAGACTATGAACTTGTTCGCAGCGAAATAGATTGCTGAGTTGTTACTCGTTCCACTACTCGCAACAAGACGCATACCAGCTACCGTGCCATTAGCCTGTACTGATAGTGAGTACTGAGCATCTACAGTAGATTTATCGGCTTTAGTACTCATTGACTGGTTAACAGTGGCAATCTGTCCATTCACATCACTACGTAGCTGTGAGACTGCTGTAGTCTGAGCTTTGTTGTTATCCGTTACCGTCTGGGATAGTGTCTGGATACTGGCCTTGTTACCATTGGCAGTACTTTCAACGGTGCTAAGTTTCTGTGATAAGGAACTATTTACCCCAGTGATCTGAGTACTTAACGTTTTCTCACTGGCAGTGATTTTATCATTGGTACGTGCCTCTGATGCACTGATAACAGTACTGGTATTCTTATTGGCAATTTTGACCGCATCATTAATGGTACCAGTCAGGCGATCTTCTAAATCAAGAATCCCGTTAATTGCCTCTGCATCATCTTCGGTAAACTGGTACTTGGAGTTGATACTGATTGTTTGTTCTGGACAATATTGAATATCATCAGTACCAAACACATCAAAGAATCCCATCTTAACCTTATACTCACCATCAGTGATGTTTGGTATTGAATCAAATTCAGGTGCATAACTGGTGAATATACGTGTATTAGTACCATTAACAATACTGATAATCGCACCTGCATAATCACGTTCAGTAGATTTAGTCCATGAAGCAAACAAATTACCAAAACCACCCGTAAAGCTAACATCCTCTACTAAACCACACTGTTTATTCTCTACGGTTATTTTCACTTCCTCTGAATATGTACCATCATTAAATCCCTGTGCGATAATACCAATGGTAGGCTTACGTACTTTCAGACGGTTCATTTCAAGAGTGAAATTAAAGGCATTACTTTGCGTATAGAATGTATCTACTAATTTAGTACCGTCATAGATTTTAATAACGTAATACTTGAAGTACTCACTAAATGATCGGTTATTCACTCTGATATCTTTTTGTGAATCCCAGGCAATATTGAAATCTGGTGAGTCAGTTACATACGCTGATTCTGTTTTATTTGTCAGTACTACACGCGTTACCGCAGGTAGTGCAAAGTTGAATGTTGGAACAATGCCAGTTAGGGAAAGCTTCTTGGATACCAGCCCTAAGTTGTTGTAAGCCTCTACCGAAAAGTCGTAGCTTGCAGTATCAGACAATCCAAATAATTCATAATCAAGCTTCTGTACGCCAGTCTGCCCCGCATACGTCCAGGTACTGGAACCGTTAAGACGGTAGTAAACATAGTACCCACGCAGATACGGATCTGGTGAAGCATCCCAGGTAAGATCCACGATTGAACCAGAAGTAGTATTCCCCTTACGTACTGCCTGTAGGTTCGTTGGCGGTAGTACCTGTAGTTCAGGGAAGTTAATTACCCCACCAGGCGACCAGATACCCGGATCAATACCATCATACATTGCATCAGGTGCTTCTACTGCCGTGATGGTTACATAGCCAACGTTCTCTTGATCGGTGCTGATATCTTTATTGAGTACTTTAAATTTGCCTGAGATAGCGAGTTCTTCATTGCTGACATTGATCGCATCCCATACTTCGAGATCCCAACCTTCACTTGTGGTGAAGCTGATAGTACGCAGGGCATACTTAGCCTTGAGTACATCAACGTTAGCCATTTTTGCAATCACCTCTTGATCATATGACCATGAGTAATCGCGTGATAATGCTATGACCTGTCCATCATGCTGTACTGCTTCATCCGTAGTGATATCGGAAGGGATACGTACTACGTCAGTGGTGTACATCGATTCAGGGTTAGTAAACTTGCAATCGACTACGTTGAAGTAGTCAGTACCGCCAGAAGTAGAAACCTGTACCGCCCCTACCATGTTACGCTCATCAAATGAGGCTACGGATACCGATTTGCGGTCTGTGGTAATACAGATTTGTCCGGCATGTACATACATGATGCCGCCAAATGACTGACAGATATTTTCAATATTATCTTTATAGGTTTTTTGATAACTGATAGCACCATTAGCATAATATTCAAAAGCATCACAATATGCTGCGGTTTCTGCAAACGTATCGGTATTAATCAATGATGGATCAATACCCATACCATAGATTGAATTTGTTAAGTAATCATAGATAATTGAAGGAGGGTTACTACTTGCTTTATAAGTACCATCAACAAAATCATAAATCACCTGCCCTTTCATTTCTACAGTTAAAGCGAATTGATCATTAACAAGAATATTATTTTCTAATGAATCTTGAGTTTTTAAGATAACGGTACTGATACTAACAATACCCTTACCAAGAAATTTATTTGTCCATTTCGAACCAGCATATTTTGCAGCAAGAGTTTTAGTACTCGTATAGTCACCACCAAATCGTACTTCTAATTGCAAATAGTTCTGGTACTTCGCTGCAATACTTTCTTTAGGTACTACACCCTCTGCTGTAATCGGTACTGCAAGTACTGGCTCATTATCAATATAGATTTGCTCGATATGCTTTTCTACACCAGCATATGCTACAGCCTGTTCTGAGAATAAGTACTGAGAATCAGAATTTGGTACGTTGTACCAGGCTACTATGCTTCCGGTTAGGATGAAGGAACCGCCTGATACACCATTTTTATGTGGTAGTTCTCCACCGTATATAACGGGTAATCCAGTAGTTGGTGAAGTACTTCTACTTAGTGAGTCTGCTACATCACCGTATCCAGAAACCCCGATTTGACCTAACATAGAACTTGCAACTAATGACAAAGATCCGGCTGCTGCACCCCAACCTATTGCTGCTAATGCTGTACCTCCTGAAAAGTACACAGCAGCCGCGACGACAACTGCCGTAATTATGGCTCCAAAAAAGCCCCCTAAACTCTTACCCATCTCTCTGTTTCCTTACTCTGTAATATGTTCCCTCTGTTGGTTTTGGTTGAAGTTCGAAACCATCATGATCAGCATTTACTCCAAGTACCCGACCAGATGCCACTACTGCCATAATTAATGGGTTGTCAGGATCTAACCAGATATCACCGTCTATAGTGGCTTGTACTGGCTTACAGTACGCTTCAACAATTTCCCCTGTATGGTTCCATCCTTCCTTGTTTAAACCTGCTATACCTTCTTTAATGCTCGAATACTGGCGATTAGTTAACTGTGTAGTACCATTAATTAAATCAATAAGGCGTAGTACTATAATGTTGCAATCGTTATCACCATACTTATATGGGTTATCAATTGAGTACTGAATAATACTCATTACTTCATTATGTAGATTTTTCATTACTTGTATTTCCAGTTCTGATTTTGATTAACTTGACCTAACAGACTAAAGTACTCATCATTTCTATAGTAAGATTGATATACTGAGTTGGCGGCAATTAATGCAGGTTGTCTGTCTAATTTCTTATAGACAGAATTCACATATATAGTCATTTCGTTTTGCTTCTGATTTGGATCAGTTACTGCCTGTACATAGTCAATAAACCCCGTAAACATGAGCATTGAATCAATTACAGTACTATCATATGGATTGAGAATTACTAACTTGATATTCATCTGTGCATCTTTCAAGAAACCACCAAGGGCAAGAGCACGAACCGAGGCGTTTACATTGCTAATTTTAAAATTGATAGCATCATTAGACATGCCCTTTTGTTCAGAATATGAAGGTAATGAACCACTGATAATGTCGGGGAAACTTATGTACTTATAACCATCCAGATCTATATCAATTAGTGAATCCGTCCAGTGAAAACCATTAGTACCTTTTGGTAGTACATCAAAACAAGTAACATTAACGCCTAAGCTCATAATTTCCATTAGTGTTAATCTTGTCTTGGTTGTACCTCTGACTAACTTCCAGTACTTAAGAAGATTAGCATTAGTATATATACCTGAGTCCATTAGATGATATTCTCCGTTGCTTTCAATGTAATATTCATGATGTTCCCAATAGGCAATGAATAATCATTGTCTGGATCTAATACAGCCTCGATCATGAGATTGTTATATTTGAGTGCTTCACTTGCCTGTACTGTATTTTGTAGAGCAGGGAAAATAGTAATTGAAGTACTGGTACGTTCTACGATTCGATATAGCTTATTGTGATTGGAAAACTGTACCCACTCACCCACAGCTAATGTGTTAGTACTGATAGGTACAACCATATTACCCGGTTTAGTGAGAGCAGTAGCGGTTACTGCACCAGTCTGTTTACCGTAATATGTACCTGCAAGCCCCAATGACATAGTGAAAGGTTTGCCCTGTGCATATTGAGCTAAAAAGCTATTCACTTCATTTAGTGATGCAGGATTAAAATTAAGGGTGAACTGAATTTGATAGTATTGAATTCCAGTACTTCTCATGATACGTTGACCTGTCCATGTTTGATTAGAATAGATCGGTTCAGTACTTTTAATTTGAAAGTTCGTTACTTTTATTTGATTTGAAAAGGATGCCATTTTGTTACCTCGAATATCTTCTTTCTTTATTTATTTAAAAACCTCGATTCGTATTTTTTTTAACAGGCTTGATTGGCAGGCTGCATCCGTCATCGTTGCTATGTTGTTATTTGCAGGCCAAATAGGCTATAACGCATATGATAAATGGAAAGAAAGTTCAGATGATGTTTTTAAGATGCGTGTAATCTTATTGAGCGAAATCAACAATAACCTTTTAGCTCTTGCTACTGGTGGCGATGAGTCTCAGGTGTTAGGCACATATGAAATATGTATTCCTCTTCCAACTGAAGATACAGAAGCTATTAAAAGAGTAGCAACTGCCGTTTCTTATTTGCATGATGATGTATATTATTCCCAATTAGAAAAATTAGCATCACTCCCAAAAAAAGAAGTAGATGCCATCGTAAAGAGTTATTATTCATTATCGAGATTACGTACTCTTTCAACACAGCTTGCATACAATATTAAATACTCACCACCTAAAGTTAAATTATTGCGGGAAGAGTATTACAATCTCTATACCCTTTCATCTTCTCTTTCACAATATTTGTCTTATCACACGGAAAATCCCTAACTGGGCTTTCTTATGTATTACGTTTTTGACTACTTCTCACAGCTTGAGAAACACTATTGGCGTGTTTCTTAAGCATCTCATTAAATTTCTTGTCATCATCAGCTACATCACCCTGGATGATCAATGGTGCGTTAACGGTAATATCACCTGAAGTACTTCCACCTTCTTGTTTATCCAAGAATGCTGTTAATTTCTTATTCGCTTCAGGCTGCACCACTCTCTCGCCCTGCTTAAGTACAAATGATTTGTTGTCATAACTTGCTGGTAGTTCATCTACCCCGCCATGGAACTGACCAGCAGCAGCACCCTTTGCAGTACTAATAATCGACATACCAAGTGAAAGTACTTGTGCATAGTTTGCCAATGAAGCTGGCCAAGGGGTAGCGAGTGCTTGGGCCAATGCTGACTGAATTGAAAGTACTGTCTGTGCAATGCTTATGCTCTTACTTAGGGTAAATGCAGCTTGTGCAGCCCCACTACTTTCCCCAAACGCATCAACCATGCCCTGTGATAGTGACTGTGCAGTACTTGAGAAGATACTTAACTGATCCTGTGCATTCTGGTTACTGATTTGGATGGCCTGTGCATTGTACTTTGCCGTGATCTCAGCTTTACGTTTCTCATAGTCCTCATGGCCTTTCAGCAACAACTCATTCTGCTGAAGTTCAGCATTCATAGCATCAGCGTTATCTTTCAACTTCTGATCGGTATCGTTATAGGCTAATGGATTACCACCATTGATACGCTGATTCTGTTGCTGTGCCAGATACCCCTTCTGATTGTCATTGAGTAGACCGGAACCAATAAGAGCATTGGTATCTTTCAGACCCTGATTAGGATCTTGATAACCAACCATTGAATTCAGTAAATCAGTACGTTGTTTAGCACCATATGCAGTAGCGTTCTTTAGCATTTCATCAGGATTGATACCGAGTACTTGAGCACTATCGGTGATGGTTTTAAGAAGTGCCTTTTGTTGTCTGTCGAACTGCTGTAGACGTACCTGAAAACCATCTTCCCCAACTTGAGCAAGAGCAGCTTCCAGATTACGTTGAGCCTGTAGGCGTTTTGCATCTGCCGCCTTTTGTGCCGCTTCTGCCTGTTTACGTTGTTGTTCTAACTTCTTCGCTGCATCTTCAGCTTCTTTTGCCTGATCAACCCATCCGCCAGTAGGAGCGGTAGCAACCGCAACATCGGACTTTAGGTTGTTTGCCAGTTCTTCTAAACGTGCCTTAGCCTGAGCGAACTCATTACCCTTGTTGCCCTTATCATCCATGATGCCAGTATTGAGTGCTGCACCCTGGTAGTTTAATGCCCCTGCTGTACGTAATTTTTCCCAGATATCCAACATATCCTGTAGAGAACCCTTGGAAGTTTTAATACGTTCATTCAGATCTTCAAACAAACCTGCCTCGTGAGGTTTTTGATTTGCAGCATCATAGACACTGTTCATGGCATTAACTAAAGGTGATAGGCCATCAGCAATAGTACCTTTAATGCTGGTAGTAAGTTTCCCAAGGTTTTTATCGAATTCAGCATATTTTTCAGCAGCATCATTAGTTACTTCAGCATTTTGTGACTGGATATAGGCTGTAGCTTGAGCCTCATTATTGAACTGCTGAAGAGTACTAATCATGTGGCTTGAGTCACTGGCTAACGTTTCCATTACGTTAACTATTTCACTCTGTGATTTACCTGCATCACGCATGGCGTAAAAGGTGTGGATCACAGCCTGCATACCACCATCAGCCTGTTTTAAGTACTTGTTATAGTCCTGTAGGTTGAGTCCATATTCTTTAAGATCATCGGATACACCACCGCCAGCACGAAAAGCATCACCGAGCTTATCCAAGGTATCCTTGTTGAAATCACCAAACTTATCAATCTCAAGACCGAGGCCACTAAACGCCGCTGATAGCTGTTGTAACTGAACCACGGACAATCCGGTACTCTTACTGATCTGGTTCATTTCACGCACATATTCACGTGATGATTCTACTAATGCTGCCAGGCCACCAATACCAATAGCCGCAGCACCCGCGATCCCGGTCATAGCAGTACCGAACCCGCCAGCCATACCAGTTATTCGGCCTGTGAACTCTTCAACAATGCCACCAGCAGTACTACCAAATTCCTCTAATGATTCAGTACCAGACCTTAAAGCACGCTGTAAACCGGAAGAATCACCCGTAATATCTACACGTATTCTATTATTATTTGCCATTCTTTTTCTTTCCTAATACCTGAGATTTAATTAACTCCCCTATAGATTTAATATCATTGGATTGAGCCTCTTTAGTTTTTAATTTTCTTTCTTCAGCTTTCTCTGAAGTACTCTTAGTACTATCACTAAGCACATCAAGAAAATCAAAATCCTGTACCTTGATACTTTTCCTTGCTTCTGGTGTTAGGTTGCCATTACTGATAGTGGTGTAGTAACACTGGTACGCATGTTTCATCATTTCAATCTGCGTACCGGATGGTTCTATAAAAGTATCGTAGATCATAAGCATATTGAGTACATCAGGATCTAAACTAAAGTATTCTTCAGGTGATAAGCCTCTTTTGTTAACCATCTTACAAAAGTACTTTAATTCGATATCACCTCTTACTTTTTTTCTACTTCATCTACAGGTTTCGCAGTATTGATTAAAGCAATAATTGCTGAGTAAATTTCATTCTGGATTACAAAATCAATAGAGTTAACATTAATTCGTCCATCAATATCTTCTTCTGCGAAGATAGGATCACCATTTTCATCTTTTACACATAGGATTAGAGTTTTAGCCACATCAGTGCATTTCTGGAAATCCTGACCATTTGGACGATGAATAAAGATGATTTCACCCATTACTTCATGTGGTTTTAATTCTGGTTGTAGTTTTTTCTTCAATTCGTTTAAATTCATTTTCATCTCCAATAAAAAAGGGAAAGTTGAGCACCTTCCCTTTATTTATTATTATTCGCCCGATTCTGGTTTTGGAGTAATCAGACCTGAATCAATTGCTTCACCATCAACTGCAAGGGTGAAAGTCTTAGTTACTACTTCATCTTTATCACCACCGATAGTGGTACTTGAAACAAAGCAGGTATAAATTACAAAGAAACCTTCTTTTTTAGTTGCATCGGTAAAATAGCTTAGTTTTACCTGACAACGTTTCTGATCGTCTGCAAGTTGTTCTAAATTCTGATGTACTGCATTATCTGGTAAGTAGTTAACTGCAAGAGAAATGTCCGGGATTGACTTAGTACCCAATAGCTTACGATCATAAGCATTATTGAATGTTTTTACGCTAATTACAGTACTTTCAAAGCCTGAAGTACTGAAGGTGTTTACCTCTGGTACTTCTACAAAGTCAGTAGCAACTGTTTTACCAGCACTTGAACCTACTTCTACAGTAAGGTTAGCACCGGAAAAAATATCCATAGCCATAGTTTTATATCCTTATAAGAAAATTTTATTGGAGTGAATCCGTTCACCCCGTTTATATTTATTTATTATTTAATAGCTGTTGTACTAAATCTTTTAGCTGATTAATTTCTTCTTGTTGGGCTTGAATAGCTCCCATCAAGTCCATCACTATTGGATTTAAATCAACACGTGGATGATCACGAGTGACAATCTCCCCTTCTATTTCAACTGTTTCTTCATCATGCTTAATGTACTGCGGAGCAGTCAACTCAGCATCTTCGGCGATAACACCAAACCTAACCCTTTCTTGTTCATCATCCTTGTAGATAAACGTTACTAAATCTTGTGACATTATCCGATCTAATGCTTCAACTGGATTTGCTGGAGTTATGTCTCTTTTAAACTCACGACCTGATGTACCTTGAGCTTGCATTACTAACCATCCAAACCATGTTGTACCGTTCCCGCCTCGTACTCTTAAAGTACCACCACCGTCTATCTGAAGCTGAGAGCGATTTGCCCCTGGGTATCTTTGCATGTGCAATAAAGGGGAATATTTTTCACTATAGTTAATACCTGAGTCACCTGGCCCTGCATACATACCGTTAAAGGTGATGGTATTGGCATCTGTCGGTCCCGAAACAGCGGTATTAGTCATCCATCCTGATTGAACATCAGTTAGGATCGTTCCAGTCGGCCCTTTTAGCCCCCATAGTTTATCCTCTGCACCATTTTCAGAAATAAAAAGGGTGAGATCAGCCTGTCCAGTCTGTCCCATCGTTTTACCAACCCGAAAACCACCAGATATTTCAGTTGATGTACCAATGTTGCATATCGAACGAATACGCCCTCCAGTTACATAACTACCAATTGCCGTAGAGGAAGGGGAAGAAGCAATAACATCCCATTGAGGACTAACTGAAGTACGACTACTCAGCAAGTTTTCAACCCAGCGTTTGGTAGTCGCGTCAGAATCAGAGACAGGATCTCCTGCTAAAGAAGTTGCACCCGTAGGACGAATCGCAGGCCATAACTCAGCCTGAGTCTTAACACCAGTACCGCCCTGCGGAATTGCTAATGCTTTCCAGCCAGTGAAAGCACCCGCAATATATGTAGCTGAACCCCATTGCCCTCCATCATAAACCACTAATGCAGCGGAAGAATCAGCGGATTTAATAGTTGTTAAATTACTACCTTGATTAAAGCGATCCACCTGAAAGTTTAGGCGAGCACTCAAAGCATCTGTAGCCCCTGTCCCCCCCTGACCTATACCTAAAGCAATCCATCCAGTACCAGTACTTGCACCCCATGCCCCGTTATCCTGAATTCGGATACGGTTAGTCAGGTCATTACTCATCAGATCGGTGTACGTAGCACCCTGAGTCAAACGGTTCACCTGTAGGTTAGTACGTGCTGTAGAGAGACTGGATAGATCAGAAAGGTTACTCGCTTTCTTCATGGAAGCGGAATCAAGGGAAGTAATACTGTCAGCTAAAGCCGTTACCTCTGCATCTACTTCATCCATTGAGTAAACAGCAAGGTTAATACGTGCTTCTTCCACGTCCCCCAGATCACTTAGATTACCTGCTATCGTAAGCTGGGCATCATCTGTAACCTTCCCTAAGCCAACATCAGTACTGGTAAGTACTACATCCTCACTGAGTACATGACCGTTGACCATACGTGTATCAGGTACTGAACCTGTATCTTCACTACTCAGTACTACATTTTCACTAAGTACATGACCGTTCACTGTACGCGTGTCAGGTACTGAACCTGTATCTTCACTACTCAGTACTATATCTTCACTGAGTACATGACCATTAACTGTCCGTGTATCTGGTACAGAGCCGGTATCAGTACTGGTAAGTACTACATCCTCACTTAGAGGCTTACCATTCACAGTACGTGTATCAGGTACTGAACCTGTATCTTCACTGTTCAGTACTAAATTGGCCGTGAGTGCATGGCCGTTGATGGTACGTGTAAGGGGTACGTATCGCCCGTCCATCTGTGTAGCGGTATATATGCGTGTCCAGGCGGTTGTAGCGTTCTTTGCATAGATACTTAGAGTACCCGTCTTTGTCATCGCAAGAGAACTTACAGTAGTGCCATCTACAAGCCCTACTCCCATCAGATCCGCCCCGGCAGGATTGCCTGCTTGAGATGATGGTACTTTGATGAAGCTGTTACCCGTAGGTACTGATGGTGAGTACTGAGGTACATCCGTAGTGTTCGAACCTAAACCGTAGTCCCCCTGATAGATTGGCGATAGTGCGTTAATGGTCATTGCACGTGCGATCACATCATGTGGGGCAAAACTGTATGCCTTGGTTACTACTGAACCTTTATCACCGTCCAACTTATAAGAGGTGATATAACCATTCACCATCGCATAAGTAATGGTATTTTCATCCTTATTCATCTGGTACTGAATGATGATCTGGAAAAGCTGCTGAGACTTAGCGGCATTATCCAAGAATTGATGTGTAGGATCATCAGGTAGGTAGTTAACTACAATATCAAATGGTGCTACTGATTTATCAGATAGTAGTACTGTCCTGTAATCACTATCATACGTTTCAAAATTATTTGCTTCTGAATTTATTGTTAAGGTTGGAAAAGTATTAATCTGTTTAATTACTACATTGCCTGCTCCCTGTGGTGTTCTGTTACCAATATCAGCATTATACTGTACTGATAATTCTCTTCCTGAGAAAATATCACTCATCCTTTATATCCTTTTAGTTATCTTGTCTTTTCCGTAACTTGAATATTTATCGTAAAGGATAGGGAAACCGAGCCAGTTATAGGATCTGTGACAATATCGGATTGTTCATAAGAACACGAAAGCATTATTAAACCTGCATCACTGAATGCTGAAGTTTTCTCTTTATCAAAAGTACTAATAATCTGATCATAAGTGATGGATGGGGCTGTATTACCTGATTCTGGTTTAGGGGAAATCAGATACTGAATTGCAAAGTTACCTGCCCGGCGTTCATTGCTGAAACTTAAACTCGTTAATGAGTAATCAAAAGCAATTTGTTCAAATACATCAACATCACGTGATACTGTCAGATTCTTAGTAGCATTGATAAGCTGCTTCATCGTATTCCGTACTTTTTGTACTAACATCATATTAGTAGTCCTCTGCAAATGAAGCACCAGCAGAAGTACGGAAATAGCAATTAACCATACCTGATAGATCATCTTCAATGTTATAGATTGTCTGGTTTACACCATCAATGATTAGTACTGTACCAATTGCCACGTTTGCGGTTATTAGATCGTCCTTTCTGATTGTTAGGTATGTTTCCACGCTTTCGATAAATCCACCTGCCGCCTCAATAGAAACGGGAAGTACTTCTACTATTCCTGTAAAAGTACTTCCCGTACAAGTTTGGATAGACTGACCGAAAGCATTTAGAAACGCATCACACTGCGTATCTTTAAATACTCTCATTATCTAATCCTTATTATTCTGCTTTACCAATAACGATATTTACGAAAGCTTCAGAGTGTGCAAGTGCGATATCTGAGTAATCCCATACGCGATATACGATAGTGTTACTTGAACGATAGGATGTATCGTCATAATCTACTTCCTGCCCTTCCCAATTAGCGAGAATTACATTGGAGAAATCGCCCATTAGAATAGTACCATCTGCTACGAATTCAGAAATCACTACACGTACTTCATCAGCAAGCCACATTTCAGTACTGCGATAACCTTCAACCATTGCTTTAGCAGCAGTGTTATCAAGTACTGCAATCTGACGTAGGGTACTTAGGGTTTTAGCGTTCATAACAGCTTTAACGCCACGCATATCAACGTTAGCCTGTGCCAGCTTCGCTACTGCACCCTGAACATCTTCAAGAGTAATAGAACCAGCAGTTTCAACATTGAACACCGGAGCAGCGGCAACTACTTTATCCATTACATTTTGCTCAAGACCCTGAGCGGCATACCGTAGTAGTTCACTTTGTACAAATGATTCAATATTTGGAGCCGTTAGAATTGCTTGTTTGGATAGTGGAATAGCACCACCAAAAGCTTTAGGGCTTAGGGTTACTTTAGTAAAGCTTGCAATAGAATCATCCTGTGCTTCTGCTTCACCATAGAATTTAAATACCGGAGATACACCAGCCGCTTTTGGAATACTTAGAGTACCGCGACCTGCAAGGCCAGAATAAACAGTGGTGTTTAGTTCACCAAGTGCAGAAATTTTTAGTAGTTCTGGAATGTATTGATCTTGTAGGTCATCAGCTACAACGCCAGCAGCGGTAGTAGTATTAGTACTTGGTACAGCCGCACGTACAAAACCATTAATACCACGTTCATATGCTTCAAGAGCAGATTTATCGCCAGTTTTAATGGCACGTACCATATCTTTTAATAGATTTTTATTATCCATTTCTTTGATTTCCTTATCATGAAGAGGATTTTGTTTAATGTCATTCAATTGACGTTTGAAATCTGAAATTGAAATTCCTGTTTCAATTGCTTCAGATACATCAATATTAAGTACTTTACCGAGTGCTTCTAATTCACGAACACGTTCAGTATCTTCTGTACTATTTATACTTTCTGGTTCTTCACCATGTACTTTATTGAGCAAATCAGGTCGAGTAGAGATAATTTCTAAAAGTTCTTCATCACTTAATTCTTGTTTGATTTCTTCTGCATATTCGACCGATGGCTCTACTAATGCCTCTTCAATTGTTTCATTTACTTCTTCAGTACTATCAACAATTGATTCCTTTTCGTTTTCTGGATTATCCATATCCATTTGACCCTCTTGAATTGTTTCACCTTCTTTATTTAGTGATTTCAATGCAAGTTGTGAGTCCATTGAACGACCTACCCCAACGGTAGGATCGGCAGGTACTGTTACTAATGAGATTTCATAAATTTCGTAGTTGGTAACATAGATATTATTACCATCAATTTGATAATCATTAATGTTATAGCCAATGCTAATATGGGTTAGTACGCCTTCCTGAATCATTTCCCATTCATCGTTGGCGGTACTGCTAATTCGTAATGTAGCTCTACCAACGCGATCAGCATCCACTCGTGCATCAACTACAGCACCAATAAGATCATCACGGTTATGGTTAAAGAGTACTGCCCCATTGTTATTAAGGCGGGTTAGGTCTGCGTTACTGGAACCACATAGAAGAATTTCGTTATAGATTTGACCGTTGATTTCACGTTCTACAGGGGTTTCTGAACAAAACGCTACTTCGATGGTACGCGATTCTGTATTAATCGCCTGTAGGGGTTTCGTTAGTTCCCTCTTCTGGTTTTTCATTTCCATCCTGGATTACTTCCTTGTTTTTATTTTCTTTATCCTTTTCTGCCTGTACCTCTGCTAATACCTTCACTGGATCACCGCCTAACTCAGCAATAACCTGTGTTTTAGATTTAATACCTGCTTCTAACTGGAGTAGTTCAGCCTGTATATCCTTTACAGGATCTAAACTAATTGGCTTTTGAGAAATATACCGAGCACAAATAAGATCATCAAAGCTCGAGAAACTTAGATTTAACTTATTGTTATTTAGCATTTCGTTCTTTAACCAGGCGATATAAATTGGTTTAAGTACTTTACTGATTAGTACATTAGTACGGGTACGGAATGTAGTTTGTTGTAATTTCTCAGTAAGTCGGCTTGCACTAAATGAAGCATTGGATGTATCAGATAATAAGGCTTGCTTTGTTATGTTCAGACCCATCGAGATCTGATTCATCAATTCATTGGTAAATTGATCAATCCCATCAACACCATTAGTAGGTGTAACAGTTTTAATATCCTGCCCTTCGGCTAACTCACCAATAAAGCCAGCTTCAAAATACTCTGTATATACTGGTGTAACTTCTTCTCGTTCATCAGCCCCTAACAGATCAGTACTGGTAGTGTCGTTATTATTGGTAATAAAAGCCATTGACGATGCAGATACACGTTTCGCAGTTAACGCAGCCTCAGTGAAGTTCTTGAGATCTTCCATTAATTTGGAAGTTGCAACCATGTCCGGCAATCCGCGTTCCTGGCCTTGTTGATCAGCAATAAAGTAGTGACAGATTTCCGCAGCGGGAATTACTTCATAATCGCCAGTGATATAAGTATAGGTAACAGGATCGAATTTACAGAAATAGTAATTAACTGGCTTATGCCATTTATCAAATTCAATACCATTACTAATATAATTACCATTACTCAAACGTTGATTATTTAACTGAAGCAAACGAACCGTATCGAGAATTTCTAACTTGATGGTATTATTAATATTGTGTATACGAATAAAGCATTCACCATCCTGGACCCTTACCTTCTCTGCGTTCTGCTGAAACAGGTCAAAACTTAATGAGCCATCAACACTAAAACGATCAGCATCATATGCCCAACGGTCAAAGAGCTTTTCCAAGGTTAGATTGATTCCGTTGATTTCTTCTTCAGTACCGTCAATCTCTACTGAAGGTTTAACGTACAGGCCATCAGAGCCTACAACGCCATCTACCGATAGGTTCATGTACTTACGACCAATAGGATTCTTAAGTACTGCATCACGTGAGAAAGCCCTGAAGGTAGGTAGTGCTTTCATCAGAAGGAAGTTGATATTGCTGCCTGAGTTTGAATTGAATCCGAAGTTCATTACTGATGTGTTGCGTACTGCCTGTAGATCTCGTTTTAAGGTACTTTGTTTTAAGGAACGTTCCTGTTTAATCTTCTTGGGTTTAGTTTCTGAATTTTTATTTTTCTTATTCCAGAACATTAGCGTGTACTCCCTGGCTTAGGCCTGAAAACCGTAATACTCTTGATTGGTTTACCGCCATTAGAGAAAGTACCGCCATTCATTTTCACAAATAGAGCATTAGCACGTTTTACATAGCGTTCCCGCATTGATTCAAGCGATGATAATGATTCACTTACAAGAGTCTTATTATTAATTGTTATTGAGTAATTAGCACCGCCTGCAATTTTATTAGCTATAACCTGATCAATTTCACTGATCATCTGTTTTAATTGGGAGTACTCAGAAGTATAAAGTAATGGATTAATGACTTCAGAAGTAAAAGTACTGGTTTGACCATTAGATATTTGAGTACAGAATAGTAATTCCTGTGCTGTACTCATATCTAATACAACCGTAAATTCTTTTGAAGTACTACCATTTAAATTATCTAATGAGGTACTTTTTCCAGATGATGTAAAACTAATAACAAGAATAGTAGCAGCGGGTACTAATACCGTTAGATCCATGGGATTCGATACCATGTAGATCTTTTCTGGTAGAAGTGTCATTTTTGATATCCTTATCTTTTACCGAACCAGTTTGATCCCATTCCAGTACGTCTATTCCGTTTTGGTTTTTGTACTGTTTCTGGTTTTGGTTCTTCTACTTTATTTATCTCGTATTTAGTGGTTTCCTGTGCTTTATAATCGCGTAACTTCCTGAATGGTTGAGTACCTAATTTTGATTGGGCATATGCTATGGCGATCATTCCATAACAGATTAGGTCTAAAGCCTCATTTCTTCTTTGACCTTTCTTTAATCGCCATACCAACTTACCACCAGCGGGTTTTAACTCCTCTGCTGAAAGTTGCTCAAAGAAATCTGATGGTAAGGTACTACTGAAGCGGAGCTTAACCGGGGCGTTATCTGCCTCACTGGATAGCATCAGGTTCAGGAGGCGGCGTATCGTGTTCTTCTGTTCATGTACGTTTAGGATCTGTAGTTTGTACCCCGCCTGAGTACTGGTCTTGAATAGTTCACCAGTAGTGGAGCTGCTACCCTTGATCGGATGATACTTACTCCAACGTGTAGTGAATTTTTTCACAGTATCCGTAGCGTTACCGTTCCCTGCATCAATGAACACAGCCAGTGTAGGTACTATGCGACCTGATACAGTACTGAAATCCTGACGGCAAAACTGATCTAAATCCTTCCAAGCTGGGGCTTCAATCTTCGTACAATCGTGGGAGTAGAAAAACTCATGCCCAAGTACATAAATGTTCTTTTCATCAAAACCTAAAAGCAGACTTTCCAGCCTATCACCCTGCTGATCAACTGAAATACACAACGCTAAGGTACTTTCAGGAATTTTATAAAGGTTAAATTCATCTTCTCGTAGGGATTCTAATTGGAGAATATCTAATTCTTTTTGATACTCATCTTCGAATGGCAAGCCCAATTCGTTATTGTAAAAGGTTTGAAGATTGAAGTTATATAGAGCATCAGCAAACTTTGAAACCATTTCAGTAATAGTATTCAGAGGTGAATACATTCTACTGATTTGATACCCTACTACACCCGGTTCCCCATCTGGATTAGTTGCAATCCATCGACCATTATCAACCATCTGATGCCGTGTATGTTCATCTATTCCCTCATTGCAATGAGGGCATAACAAACGAGTAGTAGTACTATCAGGAATGGATCTACCATTTTCTAATTGCTTAAATTCAAACGCTACTTGTTCCCATTCAAAAGTATATTCATGACCGCATGTGTGAGTAACAAAGTACCTACGTTTATCACTGAGGTTGTACTCAGCATTGATTAAATCGTCTTTATACAATGGCGTGGAAGATACAACCACCAGTGAGTCACTACCGAAGGTACTGGTACGTGCTTCTGCCAGTTTGATTGGGTTCCCTTCATCAGTGATTTCGCAGCTACTGACCTCATCTAACAGAACACAGCGTGTTGTGATACCGCGAAGGTTCCCCGGCGTGTTGAGGTTCAACCAATAGATAAAAGTACCGTTCACCAT